ACAGACACGCATGTATTGACACTGACGGAGCCAGAGCCAGAGCGGGAACCAGATCCAGATCCGGAACAAGAAGATTAAAGGGGTGATCATTGAATGGTTACCACAAATTTAATAGAAGAGTTTAAAGAGCGAATGCACGTATCGCATAATGAGGACGATAACATTAAAAGGTTATTGTCCTTTTCTATTGCTTATGTTAAATCGAAAATAGGTGAATTCGAAATCGAGGAAAATGAACGTGCAAAAGAACTAGTCTTAGAGCGTACACGCTATGCTTATAATGATGCAGTAGAATACTTTGAAGATAACTTTCTAAGTGAAATACTATCGCTATCGATCGAAGCAGGTGAAGAAGATGTGGAAGAATGATTACAAGTCACCAAGATTAAAAAGTGGAGATTTAAGAGTACCTGTTGTCTTTTATGAATACGAAGAAAACGAAGGTCCACTTCCGGGACAAAAGCCTAAAAAGGTATTATATGAATGTTTTGCTAAAGTTGATGGCATTTGGTTGAAAGACTTAGAAACTGCGAAACAAAATGGAACTTTGTCAGAAGTAACTATCATTGTAAGAGACCCGCTCAACTCATATATACCAACAAACAAGCATTATGTAGAAATTAAAGATACTATGTACCCTAAAGCCTATAACATCAAACACGTACAACCTGATGTTCAAGATAGAAGTTTTATCAATATAGTAGGGACTTTATCGACATGATAGATATTGAGATAAAGGGCGCAGATGAATTAATTGCAGAATTAGAAAGGCGATTCGGTAAAGATAACATGAATCGAATAAGTGATAAAGCATTAAAAGATGCCGCTCAAGTATTCGTCGATTATGTCAATCGTTCTATCGGCACAAGTGGTAAGTATGCTAAGGGTTGGACGGTCGAAGATACAACAATATCAGAGGTAATTTATGTTGGTGGAGTTAAAACAATTAAAGTGCATTGGAACGGACCTCATGGTCGTTATAGAATTATCCATTTTAATGAGTGGGGAACGGTAAGAATACCTAACCCACCGAGAAAAGGTGCGATTGCTAGGGCGATGCGTAATGCGGAACAAGCATACCGTGAAGCTATTAAAAAGGCGGTATTGGAGGGGATATGATGAAGTGGGAAATATACGAAGAATTAATCAAAGATACTTATATACTTGAACATGCTAAAAATAGAATAAAGTTTCATAAGTATCCTGAAGTAAAATCAATTAATGAAACGCACATTGTCATAGATCCTTTAGATGTTCCAAAGCCTGATGACTTTGCAGATAACAATTGGATGACAGATGATTACTTGTTTCAAATAGACGTATTTTCTAAACATGATGAAGTATGTGATGAGATAGCAAAACGTATTCAATTAATTATGTGGAATAAGCTTAATTTCGTTCAAGTTGGCGGTGTTCCACAATATGACGAAAAATATGACTTATATCGTGATGCTAGACGTTATCGAGGTAAGGCATATAGAGAATTTTTAAACAAAAATAGGAGTGATTATTAATGGCAGAAAACAAAAACTACTTATCGTTTACTGGTTTAACTGATTTTTATTACGGTAAGTTAGACTCAAATGATGAAGGTATTGACGGTGGACAAGCTGAACGTGTTGAGTTCTTACAAAACATCAACATTAGTACACCACAAACAATTGTAAAAGCATACGGTGATAACGGTGTTGCAGAAATGGCAATGTCAACAGATGCAACTACTTTAACAACACAATTCCACCACTTACCAATTGAAGATAGACAGGTAATTTATGGATGGGATAAAAAAGAAGATATTGTAGGTTTATCAAACAACCCTAATCCACCATACGTGGCTTGTATGTTTACTCGTACAAAAGAAGATGGTTCAACTGAACATATCGGGTTTACAAAAGGTAAGTTTACTATCGCAGATGTTGAAGGGCAAACGAAAGGTGAATCAGTCGAGTTTGGTAGTGATTCAACAGAAGGTGAATTCATGGCTCGTGAAATTGACGGGTTCGATAAGCCAATGACATATATCATTGCATCTGATAAAGAAGGTGACACAACTAATCGTGATGCAATTTACAAAAAGGTGTTCGGTGTAGATTACCCTGTGAGCGAAGGTGGAGAAGGCGATGACGGTGAAGGCGACGAGGGAAAGTAAATGACCCTGTCATTAATAGTGTAGATCCTACTAATGATGGGGCGACAATAGATATGGAATAGAGAGTGATTAATTTCACTCTCTTTTTTTGTATATTTTTAGGAGGTAATAAAATGGCAGGTTTAAAAAGAGAAAAAATCGAATTAATAAAAAACGTAAATGAAGCGAACGATGGCGGAGAAGTAGAAATCGAGAAGATTTGGACTGTTCCTTTTATTTCACTAGGAACATCAATTGAAGCTGTTAATTTATATCATGAAGTAACAGATCCTAACAGTGACAAGAGTGAAAACGATAGAACAGATTTAGTCGTTGACTTCTTATGTGAGAAAGCATTTGGCGGAAAAGTCACAAAAAACGACATCTACAATAGATTACCTGGCGCGGGTTTTAATGGCGGTTTAAGTGGACAAGAGTTACTAATTCATTTGTTGATTTTCGTTGGGAACGGAGAACAAACAGACGATACAAAAAACTACCTAGCGGGGAAAAAATAACCCCGCAACAGCTAAAAGAAAGTATGAATAAGTTTGTGAAAGAATTAATGAAACAAGGGAAGGATGTCAACGAAATATTGAACATGCCGATCCATTACGTTACAGAAATACTACGAGAGAAAGTAGAAGTAAAGCAAGCTAATTCATTCTTTGACTTGCTAGGTTAGGGGGTGCAATGATTGGAAAAAATCAAAGGTCTAAGTATTGATTTAGATTTAGATAGCATTTCCGTTGACAGAGGACTAAAAGGACTAAAGGACAGCATCAGGTCTGTTAATAGTGAAATGAGACGGAACATGTCAGCTTTCGACCGTTCAGAGCGTTCAGTGCTTAAATATGAAACACGACTTTCAGGACTTAACAAGAAGCTAGAAGTTCAAAAAAGAGTTGTGTCAGAAGCTCAAAAGAATTATGAGGAAATGGTAAAAGAGCATGGAAAAGGCTCAAAAGAAGCAGAAAAAGCGGCTCGAGAGTACAATAACCAAGCTGCATCATTAAACAACTTAGAACGCTATATTGAGAGAACGAAAAACGAACTAATAGAATTTCAAAAAGAACAACGAATTGCTAACTCATCATGGACTCAGTTAGGCAATAAACTTGAGTCTTATGGCGGTAAACTTCAGGGCATTGGCTCGAAGATGAACGATGTCGGTAGTCAAATGACTAAGAAAGTCACAATGCCAGTCTTAGGAGTTACGACAGCAGTTGGCGGTATGGTTTCAGCTTTTGGCTGGAAAAGGCTAACAAGTTTAGACACTGCACAAGCGCAACTCAAAGGATTAGGCTTTAACATGAAAGAGGTTGAAGTCATATCGGGTGACGTTAATAATGCTGTTCAGGGAACAACTATGACAATGGCAGAAGGTACATCTGTTGCGGCAGGGGCAATTGCCGCTGGAGTTAAACAAGGTAAAGAATTAGAGCGTTACATAAAACGAGTCGGAAACGCTGCCATTGGTGCTAACAGACCTGTAGAAGAAATGGCGATGATATTCAACAGGGTTGAAGGTGCAGGAAAGTTAATGACACAAGAACTCAACTCGATTGAAGCGGGCATGCCTGGATTCAGTAAAGCAATGTCGGACCATTTAGGAGTGGCACCCGAAGAGATGCGGAAAATGGTAACAGCTGGGGAAGTCACTTCAAAAGATTTTGCTAAAGTTATGGATAACTTCGCAGGGGATATGGCAAAAGAATACGCTAATACTTGGGATGGTATGGTTAGTAATACCAAAGCTAACATAGGTATAATTGGCGAAACATTTTTAAGAGGTGTATTCCAAGACTCCAAAAAGTCATTAGCTGATTTTATAGATATGTTAAAGTCGCCTGAAATCAAAAGACGTGCAGAAGAAATGGGAGTTGTTGTTCAACGTAATTTCAGAAAAGCACGAGAAACTATCATGGGTGTTGTAGAGTGGTATAACAATTTAGATGATAGTCAAAAGACACTTATTAAGCGACTAGGCTTAGTTGCTGTTGCAGGCGGACCTGTACTTCAATTAACAGGAAAGCTAACATCAGGGTTCGGAAGTGTATTAGATGTTGTTGGTAATTTATCAAAAGCGATCGGTGTAGCTAGAGGTGCAGGGTTAGTAGCAGGACTTACAGCATTAGGTCCAGCAGCGGCTGGAGGTATAGCAATAGCGGGACTTGTCGGTATTGGTTACGCTGTTTATGAAACAAGAAAAGCAATGCGTGAAGGTGAAGAAGGTACTGTTGAATACGCTAAGGCTCAACTAGAGTTGACTAAGACACGTGGAAAAGAACTTGATGCAGTAAATGAACAAATCGAGCAAACGGAAGACTTAATCGAGTCATACGTTGATGAAGAAGCTCACATCAACAAACTAGTTGATTCATATGACAGTCTTATGAACAAATCTAAATTAACTGCTCATGAGTTTGGTGAGTTCATAGAATTACAAGAAGAATTATCATATACAAAGTCACCTGAACGAGTAAATGAGATAAACGAAAGACTAGAAGAATTACGCACTAAATCAGGTTTATCTAAAGATGAACTTAACAAATTATTAGAAACAAATAAATCTATTGAGGATTTACTTCCAGGAACGACAACGAAAATTGATGAGTATGGACATTCATATGCTAATGCTGCAGGTGATGTAAGAGAGTTAATCAATGCAGAGTTAGAGTTAAAGCGACAACAAATATACGAGAGTCTAGTAGAAGATTCACAAACGTTAAATAGAGAGAGCGCAAGCTATAAAGACACAGTAAAAGAATTACTACAAGCCGAACAAGATGTACTAGATAAGAAGTCAGAAATAGCAAAAATCGAAGAAGAACATGTTGTCAATACACAACAACTAACTGAACTCGAAAAAAATCGATCCGACATGGCTGAAATTATGAAAAGGTATAAAGAGGGAGACCTCTCTATTTCGGAAGAACAATATGATCTAGCTAGTGAGAACATGGTTCTATTGAACGAAGAAATACTAGAAAGAGAATCTAAGCATAAAACCGCACAAAGTGAACTAGACACTCTAACTGAATCTTTAAAAGTGGACCAAGAAAGGCTTGATGAAGCTAGACAAAATAAAGACTTAGTGGATAGTGCTTATGAAAGTCACTTGAATAACTATAACTTATTAAAAAATCAACTAGAAGAAGAAACGGGAATTGTTTTAGAGTTAGGTAAAGAGAATGATTTGATAGACGAACAAATTTCTAAAAACGAAAAGTCTATTCAAAAATTAGAAGAAAAACGCAAAAAACATGGCGACAATGATGGCGAACTTCAAAAGCAAATAGATAAGTTATTAAAAGAAAATGACTTGCTCGATGAAAACAAAGATATTTTATCACGAATTGGTGACGATTTAAGTAGTAGTGGTTCTAAACTTGATGAGATAAATGGGGCGCTTTCGAATTCTAATACAGAATATCTAAAATTAAACGATGAGCAACGAGCATCTAATTCAAAATTAGATTTATTTAACGCTAAATTAAGAGATTCTAATCGTGCTGTTGATGATGGGACTAGAAAACAAAAAAGTCAAGGCAGCCAAATAGACAGCAACAACAAAAAGACAGATTTAGGTATTAAAAAAGAAAAAGAGCGAACGACAGAAGCAGGGAAGAAAGCGACTAAAAACATCAATGTGACTGACAACGGAACAATTAACTCACTGAACGAGAGGGCATCATCACCTGTCAGTAAATACGTAAACCTTGTTGGCAAAGGATTGGATAAGTTAAAGTTTTGGGAAGATGGAACACCACCAACCGGACATCCAGGCGGTATGGCAATGATCGGTGAGGCAGGTAGGGAGTTAGTTCAATTACCTAATGGTCAAGCGTTTGTATCACCAAACAGTCATACACTACTAAACTTACCAAAAGGGTCACACGTTATCCCTAATCACAAAACAGAAAGGTTGCTCAAAAATATTCCAGGATATGCAAACGGAACGAAAGATTGGGATAAATTATTTGGTAACAGTGACTTTTCAAGACTAATTGTCGCAAATGAATCATCGAGTATGTCATCACCTTCTCTACATACCAATCAAACAAGAAGTGATGATACGAATCTATTAAGTGCAATATTAGAACAAAACAAGATACTTGCAGCGTTACTAAACAAAGACACTACTATATCTATTGATGGACGAGCAGTCGCAAGGCAGATAGCAAGTCCAATTGAAAACGAACTAGGCAAAAATCGTTATTCTCAATATAAATCAAGGAGGCGATAAAGGATGCTATTCAACGGAATTGAGAAAGATTATATAAATGTATTGCGCGGGCGTGTTAGACCTTTTTTCGCCCCCTTAAACAGAGAGTCAAGGTTTGACAGTCATTTAATCAAGACGGAAAGAGGACATCGTGTTATCGAAGTTCCGGTATACATCAAATACAACAACCTAGAAGAATTTAGAGCGATAACCGAAGATATTTCAAGTTGGCTCGTGCATGA